GAATTTTTATCACCAAAAGGATGCGAAAAATGCCATTAATTAACAGTAGTGTTTCAGATATTGATAGAAAAATAGATACAGCGATTGAGTTTGTTAATGTGAGAACTCTAAGAAAGTTCTCAAAGAGCTTAACAAAAAATCAACTTGAGTCAATTCCAGAGATGGCAAATTGCAATTTTGGTTGGGTTGTTGCTTGTGTTATTTCTGTTGTTGATCTTGAAAATGTAAAAATCACTATGATAAAATCAAGAAATCCTTTTACGAGTGCAAAGGCTTGGACTTATGGAAAGGATATTTATTTCAACTCAAGAAAAAATCATACGCTGGAGTCAATGATAAAAACAATTTGTCATGAATTAGTGCATATTGCAGATTCAAAAGATGAGCTAAACTTTGGTCATGGATCAAACTTTAATCAAGATCAAAAACAATTAACAGCGCCAATGCTTTTTGCAAGTCTGTTTTATGATTATATAGAGGCCAGAATTGTTGAAAAGTAAGGAGTGTAATGTCTGTTTAATTGTGAAAGATTTACAGCATTTTCCAATTATTTCACAAAAAGCTCTAAAGGGCGTTTATTATAGAAAACAATGTAAGCCATGCCACAGCAATAGAGTTAAGTTTGATGAGCAAATAAGAAAAATGACAAAGGAGCCTAGCAAGTGGCTCCAATGTGATGATTGTTGCCAACCAATATTTAAACGAAAAGTGGCTCAAACAAAATGCCCAAAATGTGAAAGTGAAAACATTTTTGAAGCTGACAAGTAAGAGGTAAATATGAAAACAAAAATTATTAATTATTTAGAAAAACAACTAGAGGATGAAATTAGAATTTGTGGCAAGTACACCGATTCTGGAGATATTGGAGTGTGCGTTCAACATAGAGTTGAGCCATTAAAAGTGATGATTGGGTTTATGCAAGAAGAAGAAATGGTTGGAAATCATAATGTTATTTTTGGCGATAAGCCAGAAATGTTAAGCGAGTTATAGCAAGCGATAATTATTCTTATCAGGCAAAAGGCTAAGAGTGACAATTAATATAGACGAAATTGAGAAACATTATTTTATATACTTTGGTGGCAATGTTGAAAAGCTTGGCACTGGAAAAATGATGTCAGAATCTACTTGTAAAAATGGTTACAAGAGGCTTTGGTTGACTGTTGATGGTATTAGAAAGACTTATCTTGTTCACAGGTTGGTAGCATCAAAGTACTTGAAAAACCCTAAGAACAAGCCACAAGTTAATCATCGCGACGGCGACAAAAGTAATAATGTTGGTCATAATCTTGAGTGGGTTACGGCTAGTGAAAATCATAAACACGCATATAGAACAGGTTTAAACAAAGGCAAAAAGGGTAAGAAATATCCCAAGTGCGTAAATGAATAAAATAGCTGAGTATATGGGGTTTTGATGGAAAATTTAAAGGTTGCAACAATTCTACTTAATAAAGTTTTATTAGTCTGTAGGGGAAAAAGTCATATACCTACAGTGGTTTGGCATGAGTTGAGAGGTGATGTTGAAAAATTTGTAAAAGATGAAGTTTTTAATATTGATGAATATAAAATCGAAAAAGTTGTTCGTGTGTTTCAGCAATCAACTGGTAATCAGCAATTAATTAGCGAAAACTCGGTGTTGAGACAAAAGAATGATCAATTATCAATTGAAAATGTAAAGCTAAAGAGACAAAACAAAACGTATGACCAATTGGAAAGAGGAATCAAAAGTCTCTTAAGTCAAAGGGAAAAAGTACACAGGGGTAAATAGAATAGCAACAACCAATTAAAGGAAAAATATGACTTTTGAAAAATGGTATAAAGAAAAACTTCATCATGAGCCAGACATTAATAGTGGAATTGGTGCGACAATGAAAATGCAGTGGGATTTTCAGCAAAGAGTAATAGACTTACTTTTGGAGCAGATAAGCGACCTGTCTGACGAGATTAATGAATTAAACAGCAATATGAATTAATAAAACTAGGATAAACTACGCACGTTAACGTTTATTATCGTGCAATGAAGGGTAAAAAATGAATAATATATCGGAACTAGTAGTTAAATGTAATTACTGTAAAAGAGAGATTTTAGATGAAATGGCATATTACAAACACCCCAAGTACGGAATAGTCTGTGAAAGGTGTGAACCATTTAAAGATGGTGGTATAGAGTTAAGGGAAAATGAAGATGACGAATAATGAAGCCAAGCAAGAGTTAATAAGACAAATGTTAAAGCAAGTGCCAGAAATGGAAGAAGACCAAGAGTTAAAAGCATCGTTTATAATTTTGGGACAAAAACTACTGGATGCGTTTGAGGACTTTTTAGAGCAAAAGACCGCACGATAAGGTTTCTTATCATGCAGAAACGTCAAAAAAATGACTAAATGCCTAATTTTACAAAGCGCCATCAAAGTATAACAATTAATTGATTAAACATTTACCAAGGATAGGTATTATGCGAGAACTTGGCGCTCATATTGAGCAACTTGTAACTTTTGAACAAAGCGTTTTAATTATTTCTGATCTACATTTCCCTTATGCTCATCCAGATTGGCACCCATTTCTGAAAGCAATCAAAGAGCAATATAAACCTCAAATTATCGTTAATGTTGGAGATGAGGTTGACGGCCATGCTATAAGTTTTCATGATTCAGATTCAGCACTGCCAAGCGCAGATCAAGAACTTGATGAGGCAATTGAAGAAATACAAAGGTTGAGAGATTTATTTCCAAAGATGTATTTGTGTGAATCAAATCATGGATCATTGGCTTATCGAAAAGTTAAACATCATGGAATACCAATAAGAAATTTAAAAGAATTAGCAGAGTTATATGAAACGCCAAAGTGGTCATGGCACCATGAAATATTATTAGAAACTTTACAGGGCTTTGTTACCATTGTTCATGGAAAAACTGGAGGGCGTGGAAAGCTTGCAACAGAGCAAGGCAACAGCGCAGTTCAGGGGCATTTCCACAGCACATTGGAATTATCTTGGATTCAATCAACAATGAATACTAGGTTTAACATGATTGTTGGTTGCTTAATTGATTCAAAATCTATGGCCTTTGCTTATGGTAAAAACTTTTCTAAAAAACCGATGCTTGGCGTTGGTTGGATAAATGAACTTGGCGAGCCATCTTTAATAAGAATGATTACAGACAAAGATAATCGCTGGATAAAAAAATTATAATTACTTAGGGTAGTAAATTCTCTCTGCTCTGCGCCTGCAATAAATTGCCTCACGAAGAGAAGAAAACCTCCCAAGGTTTATCCATTTTCTATTATAACCTATTTTTGCCACAAATTTTCCATGATTTAAATAAACACCACTAAAGCCACTCAAGGGTTTTTTGCTTACATTGTGGTTGTTTGTTCCGTAATTAACAATTCTCAAATTTTCTGTGCGATTGTCCAGTGTATTCCTGTTTATGTGGTCAACCAAACCATTTATAGGAAATGACATTATATATCTGTGCATATGTATGGATTTGCCATCAATCTCTGTAACACAGTAGTTTGAATTTGGGTGTGGTTTAATGCGCCACTTCATGTTTTTAATTCTATTAAAGTCTTTTGGTGAGAAGTAAACCTTATATAGGCCACTTTTTTGTTTTATATACAAGAAATTTTTCAAATATTTATTCTTAGTTCCCATGAATACCTTTTATCATAAAAAAATGAGACAATATTGGTGACTGTAAAACTTACATGGAAGTAAATTATGAGAAAAAAGAAAGGATTCAAATTAGATATATATGGCCAAGAGTATTCTGTTGAATATGTCGATAGGGTTTTTGATCCTGCTGACAATAGCGAGTGTTGCGGCCTTTGTGATATGGAATCATCTAAAATTCTTATCAATAATAAAATGAACAAAGAGCTTACAGCCTGCACCATCTTACATGAATTATTTCATGCTTATTCTAGGCGCATGGGCATGGAAAACTCTGGAATGAGTAGTGAGTTAGAGGAATTAATTGCAGATCAATTTGCAAAGGTGCTTACTGAAAACTTTGATTTTAGGTTTTAATATGTATGATAATCTTGGCAGGCTTTTATTTCTTGATAACGATTTTGAGCCTGATTTTATAATTCATAATGAGCTTATTTATTTACAAGCAATAATCAAACAAGCTTTAGATGATATTGAAAACGATTCTGAAACTAAGTACGAGGCAATGGTTAGAAAGCAAGGTTTAGCTAATTTTATGCGAGAAAAAATGCACATTGTTAAGGATTAAGTGAGCATTTATTTGGATATAATAAACAGATGTAATGGCCATATTCTCTTTTTTCAGAGTAACTTGTTGCAGCTTCATAATCATCTAATGATTCTGGGACTATTAAACCAACAGGGATTTTTTTAACAACTCCATTACAAGCATAATATCCAACCTTTTCAAGAGTTAAACATTTATTGAATAATGGCCTATTAAATACTTCTCTTGGAGTTCTTGATTTACAGGCGCTCAATGTCAGAAAGAATAATAGAAAGGGCAATTCTAGTTTCATCATCTTTACTCTCTTTAATAGCTTTATATAGGGCTTTTTGTTTTATCTCTTTATGGTTTAATTGTTCTCTTGATTTCTCAATCTTTTTATCAGTCCACATTACAAGAAACAAATCAATAATACCTTTTATTTTTGGTATAGCAGCGGCCAGAGTTACCAAGCCGCTGAATATTGCTGTAATGCTCATTAAGAAAATATTTTAGTGATGAGTCTAACTGCTTCAACAGCATCAACATCTTTGATTTCCTCACCAACTTCTTTATATGACTTTGCAGCCTCAACAACTTTTTTAACAGCTTCATAAAGCTCTGGAATATGTACTGAATCCTCAAAGCCAACTTTGCCATCAGCAAAAACTTTTTCGCCAACATTAACAACTTCTTTAAGCCCATCTACTGCTAATTCTAATTTATCAATATCCATAATAATAATCTCCATTTAAATGTTATTGTTGATATGTAGCTTTTCATTTAATCAGTAAATTGACTAATTAGCAAAAAAAGGCATATTCTATGATTAAGTAAGAATTTACTGAATCGAAGGATTTAAAAAATGTCAGATGAAAATAACAAGGTTGGACGGCCATCGTCTTATACTCCAGAAATTCAAGCAATAGCAGATGATTATGTAAATGGTTGGGATTTATATAAAGAAATCAAAAATTCTGATGGTTCAGTAACTACTGTTGTTAATGCAATTCCAAGTGTTGCAGGACTAGCTTTAACACTAGGCGTTCATAGGTCAACAATATACAATTGGATTAAGGATAAAAACCGTCAATTTTTAGACACATTAGAAATTATTAAGCAAAAACAAGAGGTCTTTTTGATTCATCATGGATTAACTAGAGGTTACGATTCTGGATTTGCTAAATTTCTTGCGATAAATGTTACTGATTACAAGGATAAGGTTGAGCAAACCATTGACCATAAAAATATTCAGATTAATATAGATTCAAATGACTCAAAACTTTAAGAAAACAATAGCACAGGACAATGCTGTTAATGCTGTTATTGATTCAAGCGCCAAGAACATCTGCATTGAGGGTGGTTCAAGAGCTGGAAAATCATTCGAGATAATGAGGCAGCTAGTTATCAGAGCATCAAAAACTCCAAACTCAGATCATTTAATATGCAGAGAAACATTTAATTCAGCAAAAAGATCAATTTGGCTTAAAACTTTACCCGATGTTATGCGGATTTGTTTTCCTAATTTGAATTACTCAATGATGCGCTCAGATGGTATTTATTATTGTGAACTGCCAAATCAATCAAAGATATATATAGCAGGCTTGGATGATGCAAAGAAGTTAGAGCGATTACTTGGAACAGAATATTCAACAATCTGGGCAAATGAATCAAATCAAATGTCATTTTCTGCGATCAGTAAGCTTAAAACAAGACTTGCCCAAAAGAATGATTTAACAAATAGATTCTACTATGACCTCAACCCAACCAAAACAAGCTCATGGGTTTATCAGGTTTTTCATCAAAAAGTTAATCCTACTGATGGCGAAATGCTGCCTGATCCTGAGAACTATATGGTTATTAGAATGAATCCTTGGGATAATTTAGCAAATATTGATGATGATTATATGGCCATGCTTGAGGCATTACCAGAAAAAGAAAAGTTAAGATTCTTAAGCGGCGAGTATGATAAAGATAATTCAGGAGCGGCTGTTTATGCCTTTGATAAAGAATCTCATGTTGATGAGGTTGCAAAAAGGCTTGAGGGAACAGATTATGTTGGTTCAGATTTCAACATTGATTACAATTCAGATGTATTAGTAAGCCAACATGCCTCTGGAATATACGTTTGGGATGAAATACAAATTGCTGGAGATACATTTAAAAAATGCGATGAGTTAACTCGAAAAGGTGTCATTGGCGCAACAGTTATTTGCGATTCTACAGGAAAGGCAAGGCGAACGTCTGGAACATCAGACCATCTAATTCTCAAAAACGCAGGGTTCAAGGTTAAATTTAAAACAAATCCAGCGGTAAAAGACAAAATTGCAAACCTAAATAGGTGTTTTACACTCGGATTGATTAAGATTCATCCAAGGTGTAAGAAGCTTATAAGGGATTTAACACAGCTTGAGTGGGATAAACATGAGCAACTAGATCAAAAAACCGATCCAAGCCTTTCACATTTAACTGATGGGCTTGCCTATCTTTGTTGGACTCTATATCCTTTAAGAAGTAATCAAACAGCAACGGCAACATTCTCGTAAGGGTTTTAAATGAATTTATTAGATGAATCAGTAGTAAGAAAAATTATCCAAGATATTGAATCAGGACAAAACAAAGAGCGACGTACAAGAGAAATTAAGGCTTTTGAAGTTTATTCAGGAGAATTAAAAACTCACGTTGAGAATAGAGTTAAACAGATTTATCCTAAAACCTATGGATCATTCTCAATTGCAGATTTAAACCTTACAAAGAAAGTTACAGATAGGCTTTCCAGAGCATATAAACAACCTCCATTAAGAGAACTTGGAACTGATACTGAAACAGAGGAATATTCTGAGCTAATGCAACATGTTGATGCAGCAGAGGCATGGCAAACTTTTGATGTTTATTACAATTTACATCGCTATGCTTGCATGTGGTTTAGTTTTGTAGAAATCAATGGAGAGCAAGAAATTGTATTAAGACCTCTTGCACCATTTCAATTTTCAAGAATAACTAATGACATTGGAGAAACTAAAGTTTTTGCTGTTAATTTTCCAAGCAGCGATCTTTATAGTTCAAATGATACAGATGGGCGAAATGCTTTGATTCAAGATTCTCAACAAGATACAGGGCGTAAAAGATATGCTCTTTGGACTGATGAGATGCACGTTGTTGTAACTTGTGAATTTGCAAAAGGCGGCGCTTTAAATGTTTATTATGAGCCAATTGAGGGAAATGAGCGCAACGTAAATGATCTTGGTATGATTCCAGCTTGTTTTGCACAGCAGGGCGATAATGCAGCACTACCAATATCAAATCCAATTACAAATCAAACTGTTGAGTTTAATCAGCAATATTCTGTTATGCTTACAGGGGCATCTTTACAAACTTTTGGTCATTTAGTTTTATCTCATCCATCAGATCAACCAATGCCAAATGAAATTTATAA